GATGGCTCAAGACAAAGCGGATAACACATAATAACCACCATTATATTAATTACCTACCTTTGCAATAGAGCAAAAAAAGGCAATGTTTAGTTTCCCCGATTTACTTGCGTCTAAGTCAGATAAGAAAAGCAAGAAATATATTTTAGATTACGCTAAAGCCATTTGGTACGAACAGTATCAAGGTGACAGCTATCACTCTTCCGAAGACAGGCTTCGTAAGATAGAAAACATAAATTGGGCAACAGGCCAAGAAGACATCACCTACCTTCACTCTTGCGTTTCAACAGGAGATGAATCTTACGCAAACATAAATTGGAACGTAGCCAACCCTATTGTAACCCTTGTTAACGACTTTGTAAACAGAACAACCTCTAGGGACTACGACTTACTTTGTGAGGCTTTAGACCTGACAAGCAAGGGAGAGTACGACAAAGAACTAGCAAAAAGAAAAGGTGAGCTTCGCTTAAAAAAGGAAGCTGCTGACTTTGCTCAAAACGGCATTATGTTAATGCCTGAGGAGCAAATGGAGAAAACCCCCGACTCTATTGAAGAGATTGAAATAGACATGGAGCTAAACTACAAAGCCCCGTTTGAAGAGGCTTACGAAGCCGCTTTGGGTCAAGTGTTTCAAAACAACAGAGATTATTGGACGCGAAGAAAATACGCCTTTAACTTAATGACAAACCAAATTGCCGCCTCTAAAACAGAGTACGACCAATTTGCAAACCCAACAATTAGAGCCGTTCATATTCCAAACTTTATTTACTCTTACTTCACAGAAGAAGATGCTTCCGATTGGAGGTACTTTGGAGAAGTGCAGGAACTAGAGATTTCCGAGGTAATGATTCAAACCAACGGAGAGGTTGACAAAGAAGAGCTTTACAGAGCCGCACACGCTTACCAAGGAGAAATGGGTAACAGAAATTGGGGCATGGGAAAGTACGACTCTTGGAGGTCTCAGGTTAGTTGGAGTGACATACAAGATATGAAAGTCTTGGTTCTTGACTTTATTTTCAGAAGCTCAGATAAATTCAAGTGGAGAAAGAAATTAAAAGGAGACTCGTTTTTCTTTGACATGGTAGACGAAAGCTACACCAAGGAAAACAAAAGAAATGTTTCAGAGGTAGTCGAAAAAACCGTAGAGACTATTTACAAAGGAAAGTGGATTATAGACACGGACATGGTTTATGATTACGGAATGGCAAAAAACTTACTCCGTAAAAAGATAGATGGTCTTTACGAGTCAAAGGTTGAGTGCCCTTACCGAGTGGTTGCCCCAGATATTCTTGACATGGTAACTAAGTCCAAAGTAGAGCAAATGCGCCCTATTGCGGAGATGATGATGATTCTCGACTTAAAAAGACAGCAACTTGTTAACGAGTCTCGTCCTATGGGTATTGCCATTAACGTTGACGCTATTCAAGCAGCAGGAGAGTCGTATGACGGGTACGACGAGATGGAAGCTCAAAAGATGTTTGACGAGGTAGGTACTATTTACTACTCGTTAAAAACAGAAGACGGCGCACCTATCAACGACCCAAAACCAATCAGAGAGCTTGTGAACGGTATTCCAGAAAACGTACTTCTACTTCAGCAGATGTACGACTATGGTTTGCGTAAGCTTTACGAGATAACAGGGTTTAACCAAACCACCTCTATTGATAAGGACGCTGCGGTTGGTATAGAAAAGATAAAGGAGAAAGCTCACCAAAACTCCATCAGACACCTTACAGAAGCTTACACTAAGTTAATTGAGGCAACGGCAGAGAACGTTGTTTTAATGGTAAGAGAATCTATCAATATGTCTGTTGGCATGGACAAAGCTTACGCTAAAGCTATTGGTAAGGAGCGCGTTGAAATGATTAAGTTAACCAAAGAGTTAACAATGGCAGAAATCGGCGTAAAAATACAGTACCGCCCAACTGACCTAGAAAAAGAACAACTCGAAAGAGATTTAGGAATAGCCCTTGACCGCAACCAAATATCTATTGACATGGCTATGGTCGTAAGAAGGGTTGCCGCTCAAAGTATAAAAGTTGCAGAAAGGGTGATGCAACACCTAATGAAGAAGTTCAGAAAGCAAGCCCAAGAGGAGTCAATGATGCTTCAACAGCAAAACGCTCAGGTACAATCACAAGCGGCTATTACTTCCGAGGAGGAAAAACGAAAAACACTCAGGGCTAAAACAGACGAAGAAATAAGAAAGCTAGAGATAGAATACTTATTGAGAAACAACTTAATGAAGTCTGAGTACTTTGAGAAAAAAGGACTAGAGGTAGTAAAAGGAGAAATAGACATTGAGTTAATCAACGAAAGCTCCAAAGACGCTGACGGGTCGCTAGATATTTCTACTCCGTCAAGCCCTAAGCAAGGAGGTAAAGGTTCTCCAAAAGCACCAACCCCTAGAGTAGTACCGCAACCTCAAGACGACGCTCAAAGAAGAGTCGCGGCTAATTCTCAACCAAAAATTTAACGAGGCACGGTTAAGCAAACCTCAAAAAAGGTAACAAGGTTTAGGTTAAACGCAGCAGCGATTCTAACCAAGTACTCTATTTTAAAGTCTTGTTTACCGCTTTCCATTGTTGATATGATGTTTTGTTGAACGCCCGAATACCACTCAAGGTTCTGCTGTGTGATTCCGTGTTTCTCTCTTAAGAACTTAATTCCACGTCCCACAAACTTCTTTGCAATCCTTAAATCTAATTCTAGTTGGTCTGGGTTGTTGTCTACGTCTTTCAATGGCTTATGTGTATATATGATAAAACCCTACAAATATAGTGATTATTTTTGTAACCAAGTTTAATTAAAGAAAAAAGATGGATAACGAGCAAAAAGCATCGCTATTAAAGCAGCTTCACTCAAAAGAAGAAGCGCCAAAACAAGAAGAAATTAAAGCGGAAGTAGAACAATCTACGGAAGCTACTGAGGCTCAAGAAGCCAATAAAGACAGTTCTTTGAAAGACTCAAGTAACACAGAGTCAAATACAGAATCCACTCAAGAAGAGGTAGCCTCGCAAGAGACTGCCACTACTGAGGCCACCACTGAACAAACCTTGGAAGACCACCAAGAAACGTTCGATTGGAAAGCCGAAGCTGAGAAGAACGGGTATGTCGCCAAGGATGGATACTACAACTTAGATGAAGACGAATACATCAAAAAGTTAGTAGAGTTCAAACAAAACGGCATTGACATTACAAGCCCTGACTTCCTTCTTGAGCAGAATGTTGATTACGCTAAGTACAATCCCGAAGTCCCAAAGGATGCCCTTGAGGTTATCGCCAAAGACTTAAAGGTTTCTAATCCTGACGCAACTCAGGATGATATAAACTACTTAGTGGAAAGAGAGTTTGGTATTCTTTACGAAAACACTCCGACTCAAAGAGATGACGAACTTGATGACGAGTACCGAGATAGGCTTAATAAGTTTAACTCGGACAAAAGGGATGCTGAAGTTCAGTCTAGATTTAAAGCTCGCCAAGCACTAAAAAACTTGACAGCTAGACAGGAAGAACTAAGGCTACCAAAACAAGAAATACAAAATACTCTAACTCAACAAGAAATAGAAGCACAAAGAAAAGGGTTTAAAACTCAAGTCAAAGAAGCTTTTAAGGATTTTGATTCTATCAACGTGAAGGTCGGAGACAATGACTATTCACTTGAAATACCCACCGAAATTACAAAGAGTTTAGGAAGCGATTTGTTGGAGAATGTAATATTTGAAAACAAGGCTTTCTCAAGCTACGTTAAGGAGGATGGTAATATTTCTTACCGCGAACTAGGAGAAGACTACGCATGGTTCAAACCTGAAACCCGAAGCATCTTAATTGCAAAACTATTAAGTCAATCAAGTGCCGAGGCAACAGAAAAGGTAGCAAAGAGTATCAATAACGCGGAATTGCCGACTAAACCTTCTGCGCCAAGCAAAAGTCCCGAACAAACTTTAACGGGAAAAGCGCTTTTGGCTTATCAGATGAGGAAAAGGAGGCAAAATTAGAATTATTAACAAAAACTAAAAACGTAGAAAAAAATGGCTACAACTTTTAACAGAACGCCAACCAACCAAAACTACCTCAACTCTCTTATTGTTGACGGAAGTTACACTGGTGGCTTAACATCATCTATGCCAGAGGTGGACGACGAATTGACACGTCCCTTTGGAATGGGTTATTTATCAAGCTTAGTTTCCCATATTGGAAACAAGAACGTGGTAAAGAACTCTCACTATTCTCACGCGGAAGAAAACAGAATCCGTGACGTAATCGTTGCAACTGCTACGGCGGGTGCTGCTAACGCTTCAGTAACTTTCACTGTAGACGCTACTAAAAGAGCTTCTATCTCTGAGAGCGCTGCTCCTGAGTACATTGCTACAGGAACTACTGATGTGACTATGCCACAGAAGGATGACGTAATTCTTGTTCCAGACGGTTCTAACGGATGGGTTCAGTGTGTTGTAACAAGCACAGTTGACGGGTCTTTCCAATTTACTGCTGTTCCAAAAATTACAGGAGAAAACATCCCAACGGTAACAACTGCTGTTGAGATTCCTATTGTTGGAAACCAATTCGGTGAGTTCTCGGACGAGCCTGAAGCAGTAAACCCAACGCTTACTTCTTACACCAACAACACTCAAGTTTTCCGTAGACTTGCGAAAGTTTCAAGAACGGCTATGAACCAACTTACTTGGTTTGACAATCTTGGACAAGGAAACAACGAGTCTTACTGGTTTTACGAAGGTGTTCGTACACAACGAGCTAACCTACAAAACGACAAGGAGACGACTCTTTTAGTAGGCCAAGCGGTTACTAACACAACTCTTGCAAACACAGCAGGCTTTGAAACAAACAAAGCTACAAGTGGTTTGATTCCGTTTATTGAGGCGGGTGGACAAAGAGAGCAGTACACAGCAGGTTCACTTGCTTTGACTGACCTTAAATCCATGTCTCTTAAACTTTACAAGCAAAGAGGTTCTACCGAAAACATGCTTGTTGGTGGACATGACCTTACAATGGAAATCAGTGACTTGCTTCGTACAAGTCCCGGCCTTGTAGATGGTGGTGTTAACTACGCAGGTATCGGAGGAGAAGAAAGAGCAGTAAGCTTAGACTTTGCTTCGTTTAAGTACGGAGGTATCTCTTATCACTACAAGCCACTAGAGGTAATGACAACTCCTGAGCTTTTGGGCGCAGAAGGATTGACTTATAAAAACATGGGTCTTGTTATTCCACTTGGTAACGTAGTAACTTCAATGGATGAGTTCGGTAACGATACTGCGTCTGTTCCTAACTTGAGAATTAACGTTCTTGAAGACAAAGAACACGGAGATGCTGAATACATCGAAGTAGCTCGTCAAGGGCTTGCAACAGATGGTAGTGACGGAATGTACGTTAACTTACTTTCTGAATGTGGATTTGAAGGTTTCGCACCACAGCGATTCGGACAGTTCTACGTCTAACAATCAAAAGGTAACACATTTGGGGGAGAGCCTTTTAAATCTCCCCCTTTTTTAATTTAATTGAAACAAAAACATGAAACAAAAACCAAGAGGCGTTTACTTTATCGCCATAGAAAAAAAAGACCCTGCAATGGGCAGCAAATACGGAATTAACGTTTCGTCTTCATCAGTATCAATTCCTAAAGTTTGTATGGCTTATTCCTCCGAGAAAAAGGATGTCGTTATGATTGGTTACGACCCAACAAAAAAAGACATTTACGTGGACGAGTGGGGTGATAGATACAACGGAAAAGACATTAAGGAAGTTACCGAAATGATTGACCGTAACGCTGATAAAATTAAAATCAGTCAAACAAAAGGAAAGTACGTAGCTGCCGCAGATTGGAAGCTAGCCAAGTACCTTAGAGCCTGTCCTTTCAATAAAGATGTAAAACACGAAGCTAACCCAAAAACAACACCTACTTTTTACGAGCTAAACTTTGAAGCTGACGCTAAGAAGAAAGTTCAAGACGATAAAGCTCAAACACAAGCAAAAGCTTTAGTTTACGCTTCTGACTTTGAAACCAAAAGAGCTTACTGTATAGCGAAGAGTATCCCTACAACAGACACTCACGGCGCACCTATTTCGGATGCAGAGCTAGAAGTTAACTTGGTTTACAAAGCCTCTCAAGAGCCTGAAGACTTCCAACGAGAGTTTAACTCAGCGGAGATTTGGAACGCTTACTACATCAGAACAGCGATGGAGCGAGGGTTTATTTACGAGCAAGACGGCGGCAGAGTTTTAGTTGACAACGTAGGTACTATAGTTAAGTCTGCTCCTGTTGGGCAAAGTGCTATTGTTGCTTTGGCTAAAGGCGCAGCTACAAACAAGCCAAAGGACGCTTTAGCGATTGACTCTTTAAAGGATATGATTGAAGGTAAGCAAGAAAAGAAAACCCCAGTGGAAACAACAACCACTAACGAGGACGTTATCTTTAAGGCGCTTAACTACAACTTGATTGAAAAGTCTGACGACATCTTCCTTTTTGAGGGCAAGAACTTAGGTAGCTCCAAAACAGGATTATCCAAAAGGTTAGAGCAAGAGGGAGTTTTAGAAAAGCTCACTAAACTTGTAGAGCTTGAGGACGATAACCAAAGCTAAGGAAGCTTGTAAGATAGCTTACGAATCTTTTGAAAGAAACAGGAACATAAGGGGGTACGAGGTAACGCTACCCCAACCCCCTCCTATTTCTTCCATAGCTAACTATGGCGAAAAAGACGAGTCCAAGCGTAAGTTTCCTTACAAGGAACTCCCCGAAAACGTAACAAAGGAAATAGCCACGCGAGAATTAGACCGTCGAAAAAACGGCTTTTGGTTCTTTAACGGCTCTGACTCTAACTTAAACCTAGAGTACATAACGGGGCATCACTACATGATGCTTCAATACTTCCCTATTGTAAGAGAAGACGGCACAACGGGTAACGCTGACTTTGTTGATGCCCAACAAGATGCTTACTTTGTTTGGGAATGCCTTGAGAATAACCCCAAGAGTTACGGGATGTTGATGTTCTCAGGTCGTCGTTTCTTTAAGACCACCTTTGCAGTAAACATTGGTTACTGGCGAACCACAGGAGGCTCTAACCGAAACTTCGGGGTACAATCAAAGACTTACAAGGATTCCAAAGAAACTGTTTTTAGAGACAAGATAGTAAAAGCTTGGCGAAATATGCACCCCTTTTGGAGACCTGCCGACACGGGCAACCAAAACCCGACAGGCTCTATTGAGTTTACTGTTCCTAGAAAACGAAGCGCCACAAAGAAAGTAACACAAGTTCTTGACTCTTACATTTTAACCTATCCAAACAAGGACGAGGCAGTGGATGGTACACGTAACTACACCATGTACCAAGATGAGATAGCTAAAACAGAAAAAGATGTTGACCCAAGAAACAGATACTACGTAGCAAGGGAAACTTGCTCTATGAGAGATAAGGTAGTCGGGAAACTTATTCTGACCACTACTGTTGACGAGATGGAGAAAAAATCCTCTCAAGAAGTAAAAAAACTTTGGGATGAAAGTGATTGGAGCGACAGAAGTAAAGAAACAGGCAGAACCATTAGTGGGCTTGGTCGGTACTTTAACCCCGCAGACAGGGGGTTTATTGTTGACCAATGGGGATATTCAGACGAAGCGGCTGCAAGAAAACACCACTTAGCGGAAAGAAAAGCTAGGTCGGGTAGTACTTTAATATCTTACATAAGAAAGTACCCGTTAAGCGAAGATGAGATTTTCCTTTCAAGCACCGACGCCTCTATTGTCGCGGTGGAAAAGGTTGAGGAGCAACTAAGCTACAACGAAAAAAACAACGTTAGCACCGTTCTTTATAAATTAATGTGGGACGAGGTAGACGTTTCGGTAAAAGCTATTCCCGTGTCTTTTGAAAAAGACGATACGGGTGATACGGGAGGTTACTTTGAGTTTGGAGAGTTACCCGAAGAAGAGGCTCGGAACAAGTACGCTTGGAGTGGTTCTTTGAGAGTTCCAATAGGAAGGGCTATTAAGTTAGGGGTTGACCCCGTTGACCACAAAAGCGTTTCTTACGGAGACGGCTCTAGGGTTGCTATGTTAGGATTAAAGTACAAATCCCACTGGACGGTAAGGTACGTTACTAGACCCGATAACCCAAACGATTTTTACGAAGACATGATTAAGTGCTGTGTGTTTTGTTCGGCGGAGTTAAACGTGGAGAACCAAAAGCAAGGCTTGATTAACTACTTTAGAGAACGGGGTTACGAGAAGTACCTTACACACAACCCCCTTGAAAAAAACCACCTAAAAAGACAAGCTACCGTTGGAACACCCACTACTGGAACAAACCAACGGGAGCAGTGCATGGACAAGTTAGTGATTCACACTTGGGAGCAAATAGGAAGCCAAGAAGGTGGTTATGGTGTTTGTCCGTTTGAAGAAACTTTAAGAAATTGGTTGGCTTTTGAGTCTAACGATTGGACAAAATACGATGAGACGGTTGCTACTATGATGGCTATTTTAGCTTGGGAAACACCAAAAGTTCCACCCCGACCTTCAAAAAAATCTCTTCCAAGGCGTAAATTCCGAAAATAACACTTACTAATTTTCCTTTGTATCTTTGTGAACAAGAAAACTTCACAAGGCAAAAAATGGCAACTTCAAGTACAGCTATAACTTACACAACTGCGTTAGCTTACAGCTCAAAGACAATTACTTTTCAAGATACTTCGTCTAATTACGGGACTTTTACAATATCTGCAATATCATCTGATGAAGCGACAATAGGAACTCACACATTTTCTACGGGAGACCCTGTCTTGTATGAGGATAACGGTGGAAGCGTATCGGGATTAACGGATGGCACTACCTACTATGCTATAAGAATTTCAAGCACAAAGATAAAATTCGCTACTACAGAGGCAAATGCAAATGCGGGTACTTCAATATCTATTTCGTCTTTATCTGGAAGCCCTCAAGTAAAAGCAATTGATTTAACTTGGGCGGAAGCAAGTAACGCAATATTAGCAAAAATAACTTCTCCTGACGGGGTGGTTGATTATAACAACACTAACGGCTCAAGCCCCGACGCAACGGGCGTAGACGCGAGCTTCACCACAAACCTACCAGTTGACGGCGACGGAAACGTAAAGCAAGGAAGGTACACTGTAAGGCTTACTTACTTTGACGTAACAGACACAGGGCTTTCAAACGCTTTTTACCGAGATTACGAATTTGAAGTTTCTTACGCTAGTCCTGTTCACGATATTGATATTTCTCACAGTGTCATTAACCCTGTTTTCTTCAAGTCAGTAGACAACACGGTTTACGATAAAAACGCAGTTACGCCAACAATTACAAGAGACCACAGGCTTTACTATCCAAGCGCTATTGGAGGGTTTAACCAAGTAACAACAAAAACTTTAAATACCAACCTTTTCTACACAGGGGTAAGCGAGGTTTACCTAAAAAGC